GTTTGTGGGTGAAATCCTGAGAATTGAGACGCTTGAGATATATTAAAATAATCTCTTCCATCCATCATACAATATAAGGGTTGTTTTCTTTATATTGTTTTTTTAATAATAAGTTTTATAAAAAAGTAATAAAAAATATAAAGTTTTTTTTCAACAGTGTCCAACCCTCTAAAACAATTATATATTGACTGTCTTTAAAAGATGTGTTTTTGTATAAATCTTTATATGTCCATTTAATGAAATATTTTTGACCTGGTATTAAATTATTAATGTCCATTTTCTCTCAAATTGTATCTTTATTGTATCTTTAATGTTTTTATTGATTAATAAAGCAATAAAAAGGGTTCAATTTTTTCTCTCAATTACTTATACTATTAAAGAGTTTTGGAACACATATTATAGAATAGTCGATTTTGGAAATAAAAGATACCATAAACAAAAGACGCCATTAATAAATAATAATAATATTCAAATCCTTTTCGTCGGTATATTCCAATAAACAATCCTGTAATGAAAATAATAATCATCAACACAAACCCAATTAATGAGAGAAAGTAAAACCACATACAATACTCTTTATCCAACGGACCGAAAATTTTCATAAAAGGCGGTTTATCTAAAGATGTTTCATTGTCGGTTGCCACTATAGATGTGGCTGGAACATTATATTGCATTTCCATATTTGTTTTTACAAAAGAACTGGAGGGTGTATATGAACTCATTATATATAAAGCGAAATATTATTATTTTTCATAAAAGGGGTTTATATTCTCGGGGGATTCGTCCATTTCCAATAAATCATCTTCTAAAATATTTGTGTCGGTTTCCTTTTTTTCGTTTTTATCTAAATACCGATACATCCGTTTAATGTCCAATTTATTAATATTTGCGTTATTAATCATTCTCTCAAATTGAATCAAGAGGTCGTTTTTAAGTAAAAAATCGTTGCCAAAATAGAGTCGGGATTCTTGGAAAAAGGAAATCAAATCCTTTTTGTCTAAATCCATTTCATTACACAAGTTATAAATAAAAAGTATATTATTGTATTCCGTTGAATATTTTGTCAATACTTTTGTAAAACGAATTTCTGGTAATAATGGGGATACACTATTATTTTTCCCCAAGAATTCGTGATATATTTTATTGGTGTAAAACGTTTTTATTAAAGAACTCATTTCATTGAATTGCCATATTTGATTTTGAAAAGTGATTCTGTCAATATAGTCGGCGAAACAAATATTTTCCAAGATTTTCAAATACAAGGGGAATGTATATTTTCTGGGTTTATGGATGGGGGTGTTTTTTTCGAAAAGAGTAATGGCATCAATTATATTTTCGTGCCATAATAATGCGACAATGGTTCGGTCTGTGTCATTCATTGATAAATGATGTTCATTAAAGGCTGTGGGTTTTTGAATAAAAGATTGGGTAATTCGTTTAGAGTCATCGCTATTGGTTTTCAAATGGAATATTTTTTGTATTTTATCGTCATTTATTAAATTAGGGTTTTTATTGTAAATTTTATATATAAAGTCCAATTTTCTTAAATCCCCCTGAATATAATTCAAAATGGGCAATTCGTTTTCTGGATTAATGGGTATTTTCAATTTCAATATTTTCAGTATTTGTTCATCAGTGGGCTTTTTTAATTCAAAGACATTACAAACCTTCATTAATTCTTTTATTTTTTTATCCTGGTAATAATTCCCAATACAAATAATGGGGTTTATGGTTTTACTCTCTAATTTCTGTTTTTTCGTTTTTTTCTGGCGAATCAATTTAATGAGTGCTGTAATACTGCCCTTGTCTCCATTATTCATTCCGTCGATTTCATCCATAACAATCGCAATGTTTTTTATTTTTTTACACATCATTGTCAAGACGTTTTTATTGGATATATTATTGCTTGTAATTGTTTCAATCAATATTTTATTACGACAATCCCCCGCATCATAGTGAATGGTATCATAATTCATTTCCTTCAATAGTTTTTTAATGAAATGGGTTTTACCGCAACCCGCCGAACCGTAAATATAAATGCCCTTTTTATAAGCCAAATTATCCTGGTTTTTATTGAAATTATTCAAGAGAGTTTTTATTTGATTTGTTATTTCTGTTCTATCCAATATTTCATCCATTATATTATTATCTATAATAATGGATTCTGTTTTTTGTATTAATGTATTTCCACCCAACATAATAATTTTATTTATTTGTATTTATTTACTTTAACGCATTCACTGGTTGGGAATTGTTCATTATAGATATTGTATTATATTATTCTATAGTGAAAAACAAAAATATTGAGAGAAACCTTAAAACTTCTCTCATTATAGATATTATTATTCTATAGTGAAAAACAAAAATATTGAGAGAAATATCACACTCTTCTCTCATTATAGATATTATTATTCTATAATGAAAAAACAAAAATATTGAGAGAAATATCACACTCTTCTCTCATTATAGATATTATTATTCTATAGTGAAAAACAAAAATATTGAGAGAAACTTTAAACTCTTCTCTCATTATAGATATTATTATTCTATAATGAAAAAACAAAAATATTGAGAGAAATATCACACTCTTCTCTCATTATAGATATTGTATTATATTATTCTATAATGAAAAAACAAAAATATTGAGAGAAATATCACACTCTTCTCTCAAAAATCATTTCATTATAGTTTTATTTTGAAAATTTGGAGAAATCACTTGTGATGGGTATAAATATAGAGGATTGTCCCGATTGTCCCCCGAATTGGTTTATTACTTTTGCTTCCTGGTTAATATTTCCAAAATATTGATTTCTTTGGTTATTCTTACTTGTTGATGTTGATGTTGCCGTTCCAGAAAACATACTTGGGTTAGTGTTGGTTGTGTTTGTGGTTGCGGTTTTTAGTGCTGGATTTAGGGTTGGTGTTGGTGTTGGTGTGGGTGCTAAAGTTGGAGCAGGTGTTGGAGTGGAATTAAAAATACTATTTATGTCTTTAAAATAATCATTATATCCATTTAATTGGGTGGTTGAAGAAGAAGTAGTTTTTATAGTATTCATACTCGAATCTGTTGTTTTTGTGTTTCCCGAAATGTCAATATAGGGGGTCATTGTAGGTGTATTAATAGCAACACCATTTGTGTTTCCACCACATTTACCACAATTTTTATCATTTGAACAAGAAGAATCGGAACAAATACAATTGGCACAAGAAACAGGGGGAACCATTTGAGTTTTTAAAATATAGTCATCCATATTGTATTTGGGTTTTTCGTTATTATAATAGGAGTATATTTGGTCTTTAATGTCGAAAAGATGACACGTTGAATCCCTCCCTTCCTTAAACCCATTATTTACCCAATGATTATTCGCCGCCACTAAATCGTTTTTAAATTCACTCGATAAATCGGGGTATCTATTCAAATAACATCGGGATTCAGCATCAGTTAAAGTTTTGGGTGTTGAGGTTGAGGTTAAGGTTGAGTTGGTAGTTGTTGGGGTATTTCCAGAACTTGAATTAGAACACGTTCCTGTTCCAGAGCCAGTCGTGGAACCAGTCGTAGAACTTGTTCCAGAGCCAGTTGTGGGACCAGTCGTGGAACCAGTTGTGGGACCAGTCGTGGGTCCCGTTGTTGAAATGGGGGGAGCAACTGAATCACACGATTTATTTCTACCTTCTTTATATCCATAAGTTATCCAATGGTTTTTTACATTTTCTAAATTGGTTCCATACGCCTTTTGTAAATCGCCATATCTATCCAAATAACACTTGGCCTCGGCATCTGTTAATGGAACTGGTTTAGTGTCTGTGGGTGAATCCGCCAAAATTCCATCTATTATTTTTACCCCCGAATTTTTATTAAATGTAATGGATTTACCTAACTTGAATTGATTGCCAACCAAGTATAACACAAGAATCAATGTATATTCACCATTAACGGGCATAAAAACAACTAAATTATTATTTTCATCAATTAATGACCACGGCGAAAAGTTATTGGAAACCGATGATTTGGTATAAGTTCCTTTTTGGACATTGGTTGTAGAAACGGATACATTTTTACTATAGTCATAAATTGACAATTTATTGGAATTTACCGATTTAACCAATAACTTCTGTGATGTATAATCGTATTTAATGAGAGAAGTTATTTGATAAACTTGTTGCTCCGAGTCATAAAAGGGTTCGATGACATTATTCCCATTGTTGGAATCATTATCTAAAATGGGGGGTTTTAAATCCTTGAATGGCAAATCACTAATAAAATAAGAATCTTCTATTTGATTCTGTATTTTCAAGGCCATTAAACTCTTCATAACAGTTAAATTAATGACATAGACAATCGTCGTATTAATGGATGAAATGGGTATGAAAAATATTTGATGAGTATCTGTAATGGTGTCGGGTGTTTGTGAAATATACGACCAAGGAGTGGTTAAAATGGGCAATTTCGTTTCACTCAATTTAAAATCAGTGTTATTTGTTCCCGCAACAGATACACTATTACAAGTGCGTGAATTACAGGGTTCAACAATCCAAATATTCGAGATTGTGCTTCCCGTGTCATCGTTTTCGCCTATAATTTCTTCTCCTTTATTATAGGTGTCTCCATTCACTTCAATTAAATTGAAATTGGTTTGGTCTAAATATAAATTGTCGTATATTTTTAAAACTTGTTTATTGGGGGAATACGGTTTTAAAATGACATTGGATAATGGGTTTTTATTGTGTTGGTATGAAATGAAACCTTCTCTATACATACTCCAACCATTCGACCATTTGCCGTCCCAATTGCTCCACGTTGAACACCCCCGAACTATTAAAATAAATATTATGAAAACAAATAATAGGGTTGAAAATACAAATAACGGATTTATTTTCATTTTTGATTTATATTATATGTATAAAAATATTTTACATATAATAAAAATTGATTTAATTATTATAGACAATAAATAATCAACAATGGCGAAAAGTCTAAAACACTTCTATAGTGAATTGTCCTCGTTTGAGATTGGAGTGGATGAAGCTGGGTAAGACATTTATTTATATTTTCATTATAATTGTTGGCTAATTTTAATCTCTATTTTTAGACGTGGTCCTATGTTTGGGAGACTTTATGTCAGTGCGGTTGTTTTACCTAAAACCATTGATGAAAATAAAGAGAAGAATTATTCTTGTATTAAAGATAGTAAAAAATTCACAAGCAAAAAAAAAATTAGAGAAGTGGCGGAATTTATCAAGGGAGAGGCGATTGCTTGGAGTGTCAAATACGTTGAAAGCGACATTATAGATAGAATTAATATTCGTGAGGCGGTATTGATGGCGATGCATCAGTGTATTGACGAAATTTTGGAGAAAATGGGGGATGTAAATAAAGAAGGGGGCTTATTGTTGATTGATGGCAATGATTTTAGACCTTATATGTTGTATAATGATGAAACGGGGGAATTGAGAGAAATGCCCCATCAAACCGTCGAAAAGGGGGATTCGTTGTATTATTCTATTGCTGCGGCATCAATATTGGCTAAAGTTTCGAGAGACGATTATATGTTGGATTTATGCGAAAAATATCCTGTTTTAGTGGAAAGATATCAACTCAATACGAATATGGGGTATGGAACCAAAAGCCATTTGGAGGGAATAAAGAACTTTGGGATTTGTCAATGGCACCGAAAAACCTATGGAATTTGTAAAACTGTGGAGACACCGTATATAATTGGTTAATGTTAGTAGTTTAATTGAATAAAATAGAAAAATAATAAAATTGAATTTTTTATTGTTGGATTAAAACAATATATTCTATAATGATAAGCCCCTTTATACTTGACAATATAGATAAATTAGATTGGAATAATTTATCATCCAATCCAGGTGCCATTCCTTTATTGGAAGCCTATCCTGATAGAGTTGATTGGCGTATGTTATCTTGTAATTCAAACCCTGCTGTTATTCCTTGGTTGGAAGCCAACCCAGATAAAATTGATTGGGAATTTTTATCCAAAAATCCCAGTGCTATTTCGCTATTAGAAGCAAATCCAAAGAAAATATATTGGCCTTGTTTATCTCTCAATCCAGGAGCTATTCCTTGGTTGGAAGCCAACCCAGATAAAATTGATTGGGAATTTTTATCTTTAAATCCAAATGCTATTCATCTTTTAGAAGCCAACCCTGATAAAATTAATTGGTCTTCATTATCAGAAAATCCCAGTTCTATTTCGCTATTAGAAGCCAACCCAGATAAAATTAAGTGGGATTTGTTATCTTCCAATCCAGGAGCTATTCATTTGTTAGAAGCCAATCCTGATAAAATTTATTGGCATTGGTTATCCAGTAATCCAGGAGCCATTTCTCTATTGGAAGCCAATCCAGAGAAAATATATTGGCGTTGGTTATCAGAAAATCCAAGTGCTATTTCGCTATTAGAAGCCAATCCTGATAAAATTTCTTGGTGGGCTTTATCTAAAAATCCAAATATAATGGATTTATTTAATGAGAAACCACCCATAATGAAATAAATAAAATAACCAACAATAATAAAATTGAATTTTTTATTGTTGAATGAAAACAATACTATAATGATAAGCCCCTTTATACTTGACAATATACATAAATTAAATTGGCTTGGTTTATCTGAAAATCCAGGAGCCATTCCTTTATTGGAAGCTTATCCAAATAAAATTTGGTGGGATGGTTTGTGTTTAAATAATAATCATTGGGCTATTCAGTTATTGGAAGCCAATCTTGAAAAAATTAATTGGGGTTATTTATCAGGAAATCCCGAGGCTATTCATCTTTTAGAAGCCAACCCTGATAAAATTAATTGGGTTTATTTATCAGAAAATCCCGCAGCTATTCATCTTTTAGAAGCCAACCCTGATAAAATTAATTGGCAATATTTATCTATAAATCCAGGAGCTATTCATCTTTTAGAAGCCAACCTTGATAGGGTCGATTGGAAATGGTTATCAAAAAATCCAAATGCTATTCATCTTTTGGAAGTTAATAAAGAAAAAATCGATTGGCTATTTTTATCTATGAATCCAAACGCTATTTATTTGTTGGAAGCTAACCAAGATAAAATCCATTGGTGGTATTTATCTATGAATCCAAATGCTATTTATCTTTTAGAAGCCAATCCTTATAATATTTATTCGGCACATTTATCTATGAATCCAAATGCTATTCATCTTTTAGAAGCCAATACAGATAGAATAGATTGGAGTATGTTTTCAAAAAACACAAATATATTGGATTTGTTTAATTCAAAACCACCAGTAATGAAATAAAATGAAATAAAATTGAATTTTTTTATAATGTATTTTTTTGTAAAGACATTATAGAAATGATTATCGAATTCGCCTCAAATAAAATGCTACTATCTTATCCACCACAATGGACTTTATACTATAAACAACCAGATGAATTATACTTTAATGAAATGACAGTATCATTCGAACAACTAAAATTATTTCTTGAAAAATATGGATATGAAACCAATAATCTTCTTAAATTACAAAAATTTGGAATCAACACTAAAAATATATCTTATAATAAAAATTTACAGCCTTTTAGTAATGGTAGTTAAATATCCATTTGTATAATGTTTTTCTCTGATTTACCACGTTTTTTTGTTGTCCTTGGCATTTTACTGTTTTGTAATTCTTTGAGAGAAGAAATCGAAATCATCGAATCTTCATCAAATGTGGGTTGCCGATTGGGTTTTAATCCCGAAAGAAAATTGTCAATGTCCTCCGATGGCCCCTTCATTTCGGGTCGCATTGACCTTTCTTGCCTTTCATCCCTTTCCATTTCTTGTTGTCTCGTCGATTGATAACCATTCAATTCAACCCCCTGTTCTTTAAACATTGAACCACGGGCTTGATTAATATCGGGTCGTTGAGGATTGGGTCGTTCTGTAAATTCCATTGTTCCTGGTCGTCTCGGTGGGGCTTGATTCTTGGTTTCAACGGGTGCTGGAGGTGGTCCATATTGTGTATTCACTTGTTCGGGTTTATTCATCAAATTTGAGGCAAATGAAAATCCAGGGTTGTTTTGATTCATCGCATCCACTGTTGCGTTGGTAAATACCTTCATCAATTCGGGACTTTGTTTAATGACATCTCTAAATCCAGGGGTCGCCGATGATAACGCCCGATTGGTAATATTAACCGTGGCCGCCGTAATTCCCAATTTCAACAATATAGAAATTTCAGGTGCCAATTTGCCACCCTTGTATTTATCATACAATTCGCCAAATACTTCTTCATAACTGTCCATATCTTCTTCCACTTGTTCCCCGAACCCGCTAATGTCTAAACCAAAGGGGTCAAAAGTTGAGTTGGCAAATTCAATGGAATTCACCATTGTTTTTAACCACCAAGACTGCAATTTTAAACTATCCTTTTTGCGTTTGTCTTCAACCGCCGTTTCATATTCGTCTTCCACTTCATCATAAGGAGAATCCATATTGAAACTGGGATTGTTTTTAATATGACCACGTTCATACCACTCTTCCAATTTATTAATCATTGTTTTCTTTTTACGTCGTCGGTCTCTTTCCGTCATATTGGGTTGAACAGATACGTTTTTCATCGAAGGAACTTCATTAACTTTAGTGAATCCATCCCACGTTTTCGTGGTTCCCCCTAAACTTTCTTTAGTGGCGTGTCCAATATTGGAGTTGGTTTCTTCCAATGTAATATCCTTGCCTTTGCTTCCCGAAAAATTAAACCAATTACCAAAACCACTGACAGGTTTTGAAGAAGAGGACGATGAAGAGGACGAAGGATTCGCTAAATTATTCAATTCATTCTCTAAATCTTCTAAATTGGATAATTTAGTGGGGGGGTTTATCTTTTTATCATTCATTAATAATTCAACGCCACTGTCAAAATTATATTGAGAATCATTGTCGCCAAAATTCATTTTAATGGGGTCTAAATCATCCAAATCATTAAAATTACCAATATCAATTTCCATATTACTTTTACTATATACTTTTTATATTATTATTAACCGCATATTGTTTTACTATACATTTTCAACCCATTTCACCCATTTCACCCATTTCACTCATTTCATTGAATAAAGATATTTCATATTTATCACTATATTGAATACATTTTTTATTTTTTAGATACCATATAGCCTGTAAAAAGGCATCGCATAAATCATCCTTTTTTTTATGTTGTTTAAACATTTCCTTCCATTCACTAAAGAATATTGTATTTTCTACAAACATAGGGCAATACATTTTGGAGTTTGTTTTATTATCTTTGTAGGTTGGTTTATCCGTTGGGTGAATTAATCCCTTTAATTTATTGCCTGATGAAATATACTCTATTGTTGAATTTGGACACTTCATTATAAAATATTGTGCCAACATTCCCTGGATGGTTGTCATACGGGAGGCCATTGTTGAAATTTGATTTTCTATAATGGCGTGTGTAATTGTCGCTATTTCGGGCAATTCATTTAATAATTTTGTCATATTTCTTCCCACACTGATTAAATCTATATCATCCGCCTTTTGTTTTTTTATGGTAATGGGTTCCAATGTATTTTTTGTAATGTATTCTATAATGGTTTCGAGTAATTGGGGTCGGGTAATGGTTGTGTCTATTGTTAGCCCCTTTACTTTTATTTCTCTCAATTCGTTGATTTTCATTTTTTTTATTTTGATTAAGGATAGTTCCACAGATGGCATTAACCAATCCGTTTGTTCCTTGGAGTGTTTTGGACAATAGGCATTATTTTCTTTTTTAAAGGTTGCAATGGAAGAACATTGTTTTTTATTCTTTAATTTACAACTACATTGTGTGGGTTTATTGTCGCATTCTTCCTCATTCATTAAATTTAAAACATCCCACCTTTTAATGGTAATGTTGGGATAATTGAGAGAAAAAATACAATAAGCCATATTTTTTATACCCACATCAAAGCTAATTATATTCATTGATTTTGCTATACACTATAGAATATTTATGTTTATATTGTCTTGGTTATACAGTGAGAAGTTTAAAAATGTTATCCTTGGTTTCTTCTTACTTTGTTATACAATTCATTAAAGAAATAATATATTTTGAGAGAAAGTTAATATTATATTCACACACACAATAATATAATAAATATAATATTCTATAGTTATTATATGGAGTGTTTTTTCCAATTTCACTATGATGACAAAAACCCAATGGAACTATTGGAAGATAATATGGAATTACACACAAATAATAACCAATATACTTCAGTTGAACAAATTGACATTCATTTAGAGGGTGGTTTTATCTATAATACAAGCGACAACACTTGGACGGAACATTTCCAAATATCCAAATTTCTTATTTTTACATTCCCTTTTGAGAGAAATTACTATGTTAAAACGCCCAATAAGGAATTGCTAACAGGGAAAATAACGGGGACGTATAAACCCACTTGGCAAAAAAAATGTGATTCAGTTGAAATAGAAGATACAATCCAAACATTGCCCTATTTAATCAATGAGAGAACAAACACTAAAGAAACGAATAATTTATATCCCTATCTATTTTTCCAGAGATATCTTGAAATTATTTTCAAATCAAAAAATATTGATTACAAAAAGGTTCAAAAATTGGACAATGACATTACAGAATTTATGAAAATATACGGTGATGAACCCGATAGTAAATTGGTAAAATGTTTATTGAGCAACATTATCTCTCAATAACATATTTTTCAACAATGACATCCTTGTATCCTATAATTAGATGGTCAAATATTTTTCTACAATCATTACAATGTCTTGATGAACCAATCATATTGAATATAGGGAACGACTTATTGGAACCACACTTGGGGCAAATAGGATTTTCAGTATAGATGGGTTGTTTTTGGTTTTCAATAATTTTTTTTGGAAGAAAGGTTAGACACTGTTGAAAAAAAACTTTATATTTTTTATCACTTTTTTATAAAACTTATTATTAAAAAAACAATATAAAGAAAACAACCCTTATATTGTATGATGGATGGAAGAGATTATTTTAATATATCTCAAGCGTCTCAATTCTCAGGATTTCACCCACAAAC